CAGCACCAGAACTATGAGATGCTTTTGTAGTTGAATTATACCCAGGTTCTGCTGTTATTTTATCTTTTTGAACATCAGTATTTGTTCCTAATACAAAAAATTCTTCAGAATCAATTTTTAATCTATCCCCAGGTACAATTTTTGTATCAGCATCTGCATCTAAATCCATAGTAATTTGTTTTACAGAAGCAGCACCAAGATACCAAGTTTGACTATTATTAGTTCCATGAGTTATAGTTAAATCTGCTCCAGTTGAAGAAGCTTGAATATCTAAAGTATATTTAGTTTCAACAATAGTTATCGGTCCAAGTTCTACAGTAGTACCAGCGAAACTAACAAAAAAAGAAGTATCATGAAGGTCTTCATCGTGGTCTCCCCCTCTCCATAAATTTAATTCTAGACGATAAACAACTCCAATTATTGTTGCATCTATATTAGCATCTGGTAGTTTCATTCCTTCTTGATTTGTATTAGCATTATGAGAATGAGATAATCTATCATTTCCTGTATCAAAATTAAATGTTCCTCCACCTTGAACAGCCCAATTACAACTTGCTCCTTGAAACCTTATATCGTCTACAGAAGATATAATATCTGTATCATTATCTGTAAAATTACTACCTAAATTAAAACCAGTATCAAAACTTGCTTCATAAGCTAAAACAATATTATTATTCCAATCTAAAATAGAATTAGTATAAGCTCTTTCATTAGTAAAAATACTATCATTATAAACCCAAGATTGAGATATAAAATTATAAATATAACATCTATTTGTATTTCCACTAGATGTACCAGTAGGGTCTCTAAGAATATATAATTGTTTTTCTTTTGGAGAAAACATAAGCATTGGTTTTACTTTTTCATCTTGAGCTTTAACAAAAGTTGCCCAAGATGAAGAAAGATTATGATAATCTTGCTCTGTATCTTTTAATTTACCTTCAATTAAATTTACTACTTTTCTTCCATCGTGATACCAACATCCATGAAGATTAGCCCAAACAACACCATAAGAAGTAGACACAGCACTACAAGGATGACCAATGCCCCCAGTTTTTCTTATTGTTTGTTCTGGAAACCAATTATTAGCTTCTGTATGTTTAACATTCCAAATGTGCAAAGAATTAGATTTAAATATAAATAATTTATCTGTAAAATATTTTAATTCAACAATGTCGTCAGCGTCACCTTCTGAAGCATTAATATAATTAAACCCAGGTATAGTATCAAATCTTCTAAATTCACTATACATAACTCTATCACCATATCTATTTACAGTAGCACTACTTTCTCTTAATTTTACATTTCCATACCAAGCTCTTTCTCCACCAACAGTAGAACATTTATAACTTTCGCCTACAAACCCTATAGAAGTTCTTCTTATGTCTGGATAATAATTATTTATAGCATTATATGTTTCTATAGAAGGATTTTTTGAACGAATTGGTAAACGAGAACTAAAACAATCTTTTGGAACTTGTCCTACGTCTGAAACATTAGTCCATTCTTCTATTGTGCTTCCACTTTCAGCGTCAACATTATTTCCATGATTAGCAGCCCAATGCCACCAAATAGTATATTTACCAGTTAAACTAGACCTAACTCCTTTTACTAAATCTATATCAGTAAGAAGATGCCAATCGTCATCTGCTTCTTTTTCTCTAATATATATTCTACCTCCAGTTACTCTAGCTGGATACGGTCCGCAAGCCATAACAGAAACAACTAATTCACAAAATTCTCTACTATCTGGTATAATAAAAGTTCTTAAAGTATTATCTGCTTGTAAATCTTCATTTGTTCTTAATAAAGACTCTTGGTCTCCATCATAAACAAAAGAAGTAGCAAATTCATACTCTCCAGGCATATAAGAACCACTTCCAGAATTTCCCCAAGCAACTGTAAAATTCCAACCACAACCATATTGAACAACATAAGGATAAACATCTATATCTATTTCAGCTGGAGTAGAACTTCCATAACCCCTATAAACATAAAGTCTTTGATTTTCTATTTCTACATTCCTAACTAACATTCTTTCTGAGGTAAATGTAACCCCTTGGTCAACTCTTCCAGATGTATTTGCTAATCCAATAACAGCACCAGTTGGAACTCTAGACAAAGAACCTTCACCCATTTTTAAATAAGTTTGAGAAGAAGAAGGATTTTTAGCCTCAGAAGTTTTTAACATTGTTCGTTTATTAATCCCTGTTGAATAATTTCCATTTCCAAATGAGCTTTCTGTCAAATTTAAAGAACGAATTAAATGAGTATCTACGCTAAGTGATTGAATTGTAAAGTTACTTAAAGCTACAATAGCATTTACAGATGAAAATCCCCAACATTTTGATTCTGGAGCAGCATTAGAATTCCCAGGTTGTGGTCTATCTTGATTTTCTGCATGAGTATTTCCCCCTCCTCCAAGAAACCAACCACTCGAAGGTTTTGCTAAAAAATTAGAATGTTCTTGCCAACCAGTAAAACTTCCCCTAGAATAAGTACTTGCTTGAGAACCAGAGCTTCCAAATTGCCTAGTTTCATAAAATTTAAAATGTTTTATTATAGAAGTATTTAAATCGTTAGCATCACAAACTCTTAATGCTGATTGCCCAGGAGTGAATATAAACTGAGAAGTGCTACCTTTTAAAACTGGAGAAATTGCATTTGCAGTCCAACCACTAGTACCAACAGAAACTCCAATTGTACCAGATTCATATATTGTACCAGAGTTTGAACCAGCGTCATCATCATCAGTAGATGAATTATAAGACCAAACATTTATAGTACCAGCATCTTCATCTCCTAAAGCTATTAATTTATCTCCACTTTTTCCAATTCCAGACAATTGTATTGAAGTATCTGTGCCATCTTGATTTTCTTCAACAATAGGAGGACCAGTAAGACCCATATAAGAATGAGTTCCATCATTTGTAATAGAATTTATTGTATATATTCCATTATTAGATGCCGACTCTCTAACAATTAAAGTATCTCCAACATTAAAAGAAGAAAACCCACTAGCTGTATTTTCTCTTTTTACATATTGACCAACTGGAATAGCCATATTACAAATTTAAATTAGCTGGAGGAGGTGCTATCGGTCCACTTACACTTCCACTTTCACCAGATGGATTAACAAATTTTATAGGATTATTTACTGTAGATGTAATAGCAGCAGTTCCAGAAATATCATTATCACTTTCAAAATAAAATAAATTTCTACCACCAGAACTAGATATAATAGTAGAACTCATTGAAGAAATATTTTTTTCAGTACCCCCACCATCATGAGATATTAAACTACCAGAAGGTCTTAATGCTCCTAATTGGTCAACGTAAAAGTTTTTTAAAGCAGAAAATTCTTTTACATTAATATCTCTAGGGTCTCTTACTGTACTCAGTCCTCCAGAAAAATCTCTAAGTGTTAATTTCTTTTTTGGCATATTTATTATACATCATCTAATATTGCAGCAACAAGAACAGTAATAGTAAGACTTCCTTGAGCAGATGGTTTTAAACCAGATAAAGTACAAGACCTAGCGTGAGTCTTTGCTACAGTTGTATTAGGAACTTTAGCTACAAGCATATCTCCAGCTCCAATAATTATAGTATCGTCAGTATCATAAGCAGCATCACCAGCGTCAAAAGAAACCCCAATTCCACTCGTAGCAACTGCAGCTGTATTTTTAATAGCTATCCACAGTATTTTATCACCAGTAGCAACTTGGTCAGCAGAGCCAAAATAAGAATCACTAGTATCTAATAAATCTGTACTAGCTGAATTGTCAACAGAAACTTCAGCATAAACCCATTTTTCAGTTGAATCAGCTGGTTCATAATTGTATGTTCCAGATAATTTAGAACGAACTTCGTCTAGAAAAACTTCTATTTGAGTATTTGTAGTTGCTTCATCAGCCATTTATTACTTCTTTTTTCTTTTTGATTTAACCATTTTTTTCTTTTTAGGAGGTCTTCCTCTTTTTGAACCATATGTACCTTTTCCCGCTGGCATTATATACCCAACTTTTTTAAAAGAACACCTTTAATAATTTTCCAAAGAGCCTCAAGAATTGCTTTTTCTGTTTTTTCACTTATAATTGGAATATCAACAGCTTTATTAATTTCGTCAATAATCTCATCTTTAGTTGAGTCAGCTAATAACTCATCTGCTATCATTTTCATTAACATATTATTTTTCCTTTTTTATTTTTGTTATTTTATAACTTAAATATACAATGCTCATTATAGCAACAACACATTGTAAAAATAAATTTATTTCAGCCAAATAAACTCCGTAATTAGCAAAGCTAATTGCTGATACCTTCAAACTGTCCATTTCTTAACCTATCTAATTCTTTTTCTAAATAATCAATTCTTTGATTCTGTTTAATATCTGCTGGAATTTCTGCATTTTGATTTGCTTTAGCATCTTCTTCCATCCTACTAATGTGTTCTTCATTGATGCTTACTTGATATTCCAAAAAAGATATTCTTGAATTTAACTCACCATATCCCCATACCATAGCACCTATTAATCCAATAGCTTGAAAAAGCATTGGCAAAGAAATACTTAAACTGCTTGAATCTGATATTGGTTTAGTGTCTGCCATTTATTCTACTCATTGAACCTTTGACTTCAGAAACTTGATTATCTAAATCATTTATTTCTTTAGTTAATGCATCAAACTTCCTATCTAATTTATCATCAGAAGTATTCCATCTGCCTATAAGTTTAATAATCATGCCTTCCATATTTTCTAAAGTTTCAGATTGTCCTTTATTTTCTATTTTTAAATTTTCTAAAGCTTCTTGCTGTGCTTCGCTTTTTTTAGATAAAGACATAACAAGATAAACAAACATTGCTCCTACTATCCCTATCATCCCAGCTTCACTATATACAGCTAAAAAATCCATCATTTTTTCTTTTTATTTTTTCCCCAACTTAAAGGATTAATATTAAATTCTTTTTCATAAAAAGCTACTTTTTCTGCTAATTCTTCTCTTTCAACCCTTTCTTCCAAAATATGTTTACTGAGTAAATCTTCAATTTTTTTATCAGCTTCCGACATCTGATTTTCCAATTCGGTGATTCTTCCCACCAATTGCAAAAAACAGTAAACCAACGTTCCACATAATACCAAACCTTGTCCAAGCCAACGCAAATTAATAGAAATGATTGCGTTATCGTCAACCACAGCACCTCGATAGCTCCTAGCAGTTTTTGTTTTTTCACTCACTTAACCTCCCAGCCCATAACAGACCAACCACTATCGCAACCTAATAAACTTACTAGTAAAAGTATAGAAAATAGGAATATTGTAAGATGTATTAGGTTTTTCATAAATAACTTTAAAATCTCCATTTTTTAATTTCTTAATTTTATTTTTCATCATTCTACAGCTGCAGATTGCTTTATACCTTGACCTGGATTATACCAAGCTCTAGTTTGCATATAAGGTTTACCAAGTATTTCTACAAGAGATTGTCCTTCAGATTCTTGTTCTTTTTCTTCTTTTTTAAATAATTGAGAATACATTAAATCTAAATGCTTTACTAAATGAGTTAATTCTGGAACACTTACAACTACTTCTTTTTGCTTATTATTCTGAGCTTGATATATTTCTTGTAATGTCATCTTTCTATATGTTTTATTTGAGATGGTCCAGATGTTAGTCTTATTCGTGATAAAAGTTCTGACTTAGTTTCACTAGAACTATAAGATATTCCACGCTTATTATAAAAATCTTTTATTTCTGTTTTGGTATTTGAATCTGTAGGATAGTCAGATTGAGAAGTTGCTACCCCATTAATAATATGATGTTTTCCTATTATTAACCTGCCATGCCCATTATCATATTTTTTTGCACATTCATCTACAT